GGCAGTTTGAGCGCTGCGAATATCGCCACGCTATCGGTCATGACAACCTGCCCACTATCTAGCTCTGTTTTGTTAGGAGCATCAAGGTAGAGCCTGATCGAATAGCTTGTTGTCGATGCCGTATTAACGCCTGTAGAGGGGTCATAGGTAGACGATCCAACGCTTTTTAATGTGCATGCCTTACCAAAATTATTGAGCAGCTTATCGGCTAATTTACGGGCGCGTGTATCGAGTGTCATTATCCACGCACCAATTTAATACTTGACCCGCCTGCGCTCAGGTATGGAGCTAACAGTCTGTCAATCGCAGGGTAACGCTTTTGCTGTGTAGCATTATCTTGATAAACAACTTCAATAGGGCCGACCGCTTCGCTTTTAACGTTAGCCTCTAAATCTTCTGCAAGTTCGCCGCTTGATGCGCGTAGTGCAAACTCTGCATTGGCTTGCGCAACCTCACGAGGTACTGAGTCGCTAGGGTAGTATGATGCATACCCGCCGAAGCGGTTAAACGAGCCACCGAAACCAATTGAATCAATACGTGGCATATCGTAGCGCGGCCAATCCATCGCTTGAGTGTCTGTCTTGCGATAGCCCGCCCAGCGAAGTCTATAGGTCTGCTGCATGTAATCAGCGCCTTTACGAATAGCGGCCTCTTTATTGTCCACAGCATCCCAGTCATCATTGCCACGGTCGGCATGATATTTGTCTGCGAATGCTACAGAGCAAAAACATTCAGAGTCGGATAAACCTACGCCGGATTCTACAATTAAAGTCATTTTGTAATGTCCTGCGTGTATGTGTACTTAGCTTTTTGAACAGTTCTTTTTCTGCCCGCTGCGTCGGTCATTTGCACATCGTAGAAGAATTTACCAACCTGATTTGCTTGCACAGATGAAGGTGCGAATGCTACACGGCCATCTGTTGCAGGCGCGATAATTTCGCCTGTCAGTTGATAGATGTTTGTACTCGCATCTACGGGCGATGCGCTAGGGTCTACAGTGAGCAAAAAAGTACACCCAGTGATATCGAGAGCGCCCCCTGTCTTTTTGCTCGTAAGCACGAATTCATCGGCGTATGTATCGCCTCTAGTCCTAGTGATATCTGTCATTCGCAAACCTCTACAGTTATTTCATTGTCTGATACTTCAATCATGATTTCGCTTTCCGAAAGTTCAAGCGAGATTGCATCATCTTGTAATTCGGCTTGAATAGTCATATCTTCATAGTCCAAGTAAACACCGTCATTGATGACAAGGCCACCGCCACCTGCCACGACGCTGTTTAGATGTTCCCACGCCGTGCCAATTAATAGACTGCTCTTTGATAGCAGGACTTCCCACGCCGTCATTGTGTGTAACTCCAAACAGCCTCTGCAATTTGCGCATCAGTTGGTATCACACCATTCGCAGCGGTAAGAGTTCGCGCCGCATGCGCCCAAACAGCAGCCCCCAGTGCTGAGTAATCAACGCCACCAGAGGCCGCGCTATTGAGTTTTGCACCCATGCTATCAGGTGCGTTGTTTTGCGATGCTACAGCGCCCCAAACCTCTGCTGTGATTGACTTGGCAGTCAATACTGAGTTGTCTACTGTTGATGCTTTCATAAAGCCAATCGCATAGGGTTGCGCAGTTGAATTTATGGCAAATGATGCAACTGAAACACCGAACGCCGATGCCCCAATCGCTGCATTCAAACTTACTTGAAAAGAAAGTGATGCACTACCAGAGGCCAATCCTGCAATGTTTGCTACAGAATCAATAGTGAATGAGCAAGATGCAACACCGCCCGCGATAAGGCCACCGGCTGCGTACGAAAAAATTGATAGCGAAGCATTCGCAGTCGTTGGTAAACCCATTGCGCCAGATGCGGATGAATTCACGGCTAACCTATCGCGGCTTACTAATCTACCCGCTTTAACAGGGGGAAAGTAAGATCTGCCCGCATAGAAACCAGATGGCTGCGCATCGTATGCCCATATTGCACTAGAGCCACGATTGCGCATCATGCCCGGTTTGTTAAAGTTTGACCTATCCCCGTAGCCCACAGTTCCCGTTAAATACTTGGCGGGCGATTTGTGCAATACAGAGTAATTGCCAAGCAGAGCCATTACTTACGCCCAGACGGTTTGCAATGTGATGTTGTATGGCGTGTTAACAGGTGTTGCAGCGCCTGCCAATTGCAACCAGCTTATGCAAGCGCCATCTGGAATGATTGGCATCGATGGCTGTTGATTAAAGTAATCGCGTTCAGCCGGTACGCCTTGCGTAGTCATTGGCAAAGGCAGGCCAATCTCTTTGTAGAGCACGACTGCATACACGCCGCTTGTCATGGTTGCACTTTGTTGGATTGTCTGAATAGACAAGATACCGTTATCGCCGCCCTGTAGCGGGATTGAAGGCCCATACTTACCAACACCAGTACCGCTGTGAAGAATCTGGCCTACAGGCGCTGTAGCGTTGGCAATGGGCAATGAAGGCGCGGCGGGTGTTAAGCGGTTTGCAACCGACGCGGGGTTTGTGTACCGCAGCCTGAATGTTGGAGTTCCTGCACCCATAACTACGACTGGCGTGATGTAGGCTTTTACGCCTTTTCCATCTGCATATCTTGGGTATACCTGACTGCCTAAAACAGTCTGTTCAGTTGTCAGAGTTACGGTTGAAACTGGTATGAATCCAATGATATCAATCATCTGAAAGAATGACGGGGCACTTGTACCCGATGCGCTCACTACGCTTGCATTTAAGAGCTGTTTTACTGCGGGTGATACATTGCCGCCATGCTGAAAAAATGAAGCTGTGGCAGTGCCTGTAATGGTCTGCGATGTGACGGTTTGCGAGATGTTTACTGTGTACGTGCCGCCATTGTTTGCGCCAGTACCAGTGCCCAATGCAGTGATGTAAGTGCCATCTACAACGCCAGTACCAGTTAATCGCTGGCCGATAGTAAACCTACCTGAGCCGTGAGTCGTATCTGTAAACGTAGTGCCTGAGATTGACCCAGAAGTCGCAGCCGTCACGGCTGTAGTATTCGTTGTATCGCTTACGGGTTGAAAGGTTAGGTTAGTACCCGATCCGATAACAGGATCAATCGGGATGATCCCCGCGCCTTTGCTCAGGTCATACCAAACGCCAGCGGCTTGCGTGGTGACAGAATGAACGTTCTTACTTTTGGCCTCAATATGAGTTTGACCTGCGCTTAAAGCTGCTGATAAATCGTCTTGTGAATTAATTGGCATGTTATACCCATAGAGTTTTTATGTACCCCAAAATTGGAGCGCCTGCCAATGTCCCACGAGGTAGGCAGATAAGATTCAAATAAGCGTCATCTTCAATCTTTGGTAGAGCGCCATCATCGTTAAAACAATCGCGCTCTGCGGGGGCATCTACGCCTATTATGTAGTGCTTCGATACCACCTTGACCAACACCAGAGACAACAACCCGATATCGCCAACGCCGTCGATCTTGAATGAGTCGATTCTTTGAACGCCAGTATCACCGCGCTGCAATTGCATAAATGGAGCACAGCTATCAACTGAACTGCCTGCGCTGCTTGCGATTGTCCCGTTAACGAACTGAGTAGTAAGCAAGTGACGCGCTGTTTTCCTGCCTGTTTCGCCTTTGCTGTTGGTGTATGTCACTACAAAACCAACAGAACCACCAACCTGTGGAGCGGTCACTACAGGCATGATCATCACGCCTTCACCGCTTACATGCCTTGGTAGTGGCGTGTCGTTTATAAGCATCTGTTCTTCAGTATCAGATTCGTCTATGAACGGATAGAACCCAATGTAATCTAACAAATACATGGGTAGAGGAACAGCGCCGCCTGCACTTGTTTGCGCTTCAAATATCCGAAGAACTTTTTGCTTAGGCGCTACGCTCTGACCATGAGGCATGCCGCCATCGTTTGAGTATGAGAGCGGCGTAAATTCACCGACTGCTCCAATGTAGTTATTCGGCCTTGGGTTGCCGGGTGACATTGATAAGTCGAACCAGATACCAGCACCAGTAGTTTGTGTTGGCTGTTTTCTCCAACCACTGAAAAACGTAAAGCCGTCACGCTCTGCGTCTGCAATCTCACGGGTGTTCATTTATACAAACACCAGATTACCAAAATCATCAACAATGCCCACTGCCTCGCATAATTGGCGGTGTTGTTTACCGTTAAATGAGGTGACAAAATACAACCACCCTACATCCATTTTTCTGTAATGAGTTTTCATAAATTACTCGGATTGGATTGTGACATCGCCGGCTGAGAAAATGGGCTGAATGTTAAGACTGATATCTAGCGTGTCATTCAATGCGCCAATAATGCCCTGAGAGATTGCGCCACTCGCTGTATCACAGATAACAATCGCCCGTGCCTGCTGAGTAGCGCCAGCGTCTGTACGCTTACCAAAAAGGAACTGCACTGCATTGGTAAAACTTGACCCGCCGTCAGTCCACGCTGTAGCTTTAGTAATTGGCACACGAGCATAACCCGTGTAAGTCAACTCAGAGGCAATAGGCGCAGATTCATCGGGCGATGCTAAAGATACGAGTGCGGCATATTGCGTTGCGTTAGCTCGGTACGACGGGTCTGTGCCTTGCAATAGCATTTGCAGCACTTGATTTTCGGTAGCGTTTGAAAGTGACATGTTTTTTCCTTCTTAAATCCTGTGCAATGCACTATCAAATAGATAGCGCATCACGCAGCATTCAACTTGCATCAAGCATTGATTGCAGCTCAGCTTTAGACATTGCGGGTTTATGTGCAATACCTTTTGCGTCAAGCGCGGCTTGTAGCTCAGCTTTAGACATTGATGTCTTTTCGTCAACACCAAACAATGTATGGACTGATGCATCGAAATCAGATTCGTTGATAACGACGTATTCGCCTTGCTCTGGTGAGCTTGGCATGATTTTTACAACTGTGCATTGCATATCAATTCCTTTATGGGAAAGTAGGGGGAATTAACCCCCTACTATTTTTTAGCCTAGCAAGATTGCAGAGTGATTGCTCTTAATGCCCTTCACACCCCATGCAGCCGAAACCTCGTATTGCATTTGACGGTACTGAGCGTACATCGCCACTTCAAACGAAATCCCAGAGCGTGGATCAGTGATGATCGTGCGGTCAACAGCAGAATCACCATCATCTGGCAATGCAGGTGCTCGAGTTGCCAAGATCAGCGAACTACGGGCGAAAGCCACGTTACCAACATAGTTATTGCCGATTGTCATGGCAACAGCAGAAGCGGGAAGAGCTACTCGGAGGCCGGGTGCAGCCAGCGTGATAGCGCCCGGCGCAGCGGTTCCAACTTCCACCACATATTTGTTGGTATCGCCCGCAAAAGTGACGATATCACCAGCGAGAACAGTACCAGAGCCTGTGATCAGTGTGATGACCGTAGCACCCACTGCGTAGCCCGCAGTGTTTGACGTGTATGAAGTGCCTGTGCCTTTGGTGTTCGCCGTGATTCCTGCTGACTCTTTAATGGTAAAGCCATGCAGGTCAAGCAACGCGCCATCACGCAGCGTCATGGTAGAGCCAGCCTCATTGGCTTTGGTCAATTGAGTCAGTGTGCGCAAACGAGCGCCTGCACTGGTATCAATGATCAAAGCGCGTTCGCCGGGTGCGCCGTTATCATCCAAGATCTTGCGGATTTGAGCTGGGTCAGACAAATCAGTAGCGAATGGAGCGGTTCCGGCTGTGCCATAAGCACGGCTAGAGCCTAATCGAGCAGCGTTCACCACATCAATCTCCATCTCATTTACGAGAGTGCGAATTGCTTGTTGGAGTTGATCGCCTTGAATGGCGCGAGAGCCTGCGCCGTTGTTGTTGAGGCCGCGGCTTTCTTCACCATTCCAACGGAAAGGCACACGGCGCGCTTTGGTAATAGTGACCGTGGTGTTACCAAAGGTTTGGTCGCCGTCGTTAGGAGGTGTTACAGCAGGCGTGATGTCGGTTGCAACAGCAGCAGGGGTTTTGAATGCAATAACAGGCTGCCCCTGTGCGGCACGTTCAGCGGTTGAATCACGAGTCGCGGCTGGAATTGCGCCAACCAGTTCACGAGATACAACATCAAGTGCAGAATACAGAGAAGGAATCAGAGCGTTTAAGTTTGCGTTTGCCATGTTTAGAAGTCTTTCTAAAGATAAGGATTAGGCCGTTAGAACGGCTTTACCTTCGTTGATACTTTGCGCCGCTTGAGCCTTATCCATTGGAGATAAGGATTCAAACTGAGCGCGGGTGATATTTGTTTTTCCGCCTGTACCTTGCGAAGAGCTAGAGCTTCCATACCCTGATGCGCCCGAACTTTTTAAGATTCTTTCACGATCTGGGTGTTGCTGCACGAGCATGCTAAGAGCTTCATCAAAACTTGCCAATTCGCCCGGATTAGAGGCGCTATATAGCTTGTTTCCATTCTGATCTTTGGCAACGATACGCCCTTCTTCAATTGCAAAGGCTTTGCCGAAACGCGCCTCTGCAAAATCAGCAGGAATATCCAGCTTTTCCGCAATAAATTTCGAGCGACTGAATGCGCCGCCTACTTTTTCTGCGTAGAGCTGTTGCTCAAAAGTTTGTAGTTTTGTTTTGGCTTCGTCCAATTGCGCTTGATAAGCCTTAGAGAGTTCTCCCTTGAACTTTTCAACTTCACCGCTATCAATTAGCTTTTTTTGGTCAAGATTAGCAACAACGCCTAGCGCCTTTCGAGCAGCTTCGGGATCGTTGATGCCGTCATAACCTTTTAGCTTGCTTTCAGCGGCCTCTGCGCGTTCGCGATTGCCTTTGGCTTCACCGTTTAGTCTTGCGATTGTTGATACAGTACCAGCCACATCGAATGCGACTTCACTGCCATCGTCTTTCAAGTAAACAGGCTTACCCTCTTGAACAACTACATTACCTTTATCGTCTAGCTTTAATTTCACGTTAGTACTTTCTGTGAGCTATCCTGCCCACGGTTGCGGTGCGATTTCCATCGCGGTTCACCCTCTGCAATCCTGCTTACGGGCACAAAAAAACCCGCTGCCAGTTACCCGGCGCGGGTTCTTATTTGGTTTAGTTGTTTACAGCTTTGCTTTCAATTCCTCAAGCGTAAGATATACGCCCTTGCTCGAATACATATCCTCAAGTTTCAACTTGCCAGAGCGCAGCAATTCAGCACGCTTTGCGCCTAGCACTTCGGTTTGCCTAGTCGCACTCTGTTTGCCTAGCCATTGGCTGTAGCTAGTCTCAGAGGGGACTTGACCGTCAAGCGATGCGCGTGTCTCTGAGTCCTTTTCGGGGATGTTGATTCCCATTTCTTTCCAGCTTTTCAGCACTACAGTAGCGTGTGACCTACAGCGATAATGTGCCGCCCCTGCGCCGCCAAGCCACGGCAAACTATGACCAATGGGCGCATGAGTCACAGGCTTGTACAGCTTGCGATCACGCACCCTGCAAATGGGCGATGTTTTCAAATCCAAAGTACTGAGCCACATCACAGCCTTGATGATGTCGCTGTTAGCCTCGTGAAAGCGATCTTGGGTGAACCTAGCCATGTGACCTATGGCAGTCCTAACGATCGCGTCCGCGTCCCTGCGCGACACCTCCATTAAGCCATCTGAGTAGCCCGCAGCGCGTGTGCCTCGAATCTCTCTGATGATGTCGTTAGTAGTCCTGCCCTCTGTGTAACCTTGCGCGATTGCTTGCCTGATTTTCTTTGCGCGGGCTTCTTCAATGTCTTTTAGAACACCTTTCAGAAATACACCTTGAAACGGTTTTGCAATCGCAGCGGCATACACAATCTCAGGGCTTATTGAGGCGACGGAAACCTGTACAGGTAACGCCGAAACGAGCGCTTGACGCTGATATGCGGCTTCGTACTCTGTGAAGCTCCTAAGCTCTTCTGTCAGCTCTCTACCAATGAGTTCAAACGCTTCGCGGTTGATTGTTCTTACGCTAAACAACAATGATTCAAGCCGCTCAACTGTAAAACTTTCGGGGCTTAGTCTTTCCAGAGCTTCATTAAGCGCAGCAACTAGCCTTTTATCAGTTTCGTTAAGCCTAGAAATTATCTTTCTAACCGCAGCATTGCTGTATCGCTGCAAGTCAACTGCATGGCTTAAAGCCTCATCCGCGATGGTTTCATTGGCCGTCATTGCTCATTAACCCGAGACTAGGGCCTTCTGATTCAACGCCATCAAGCTCTATTTCAGGATCAATATCAGCAGATAGAATTCCTCTACGCTGCTGTTCTTTAATTGCGGTTTCTTTGCTGATAAGCCCGCCTTGCTGCATGCTCAATACAAGCTGTGCAGATGCGTCAGTCAACGTATTAGCTGCGAAGTCTTTGAACAGTGTCGCACTACCAACCTCGGGAATGCCCAACCACTTACACTGCAATGCGATGATCTGATCTAGGCCATCTTCAAACTGCTCAGTGATTCTTTGCAGCTCGCACTTGTTTGCTTCGTCTTCGCTCACGGCCTGAGTGGCTGTTTTTTGAGAGCGATCTGCACGGGGCTGTAGCATCTCAGCACCGGTCATAATCATCTGCTGTTCAAGCGCTTGCAGCTCTGTTCTGCCTGACGTGACGCTTTCAGCACTGCCCTGAACAACTTTGACATCGCCACCCAATGGCAGATTGATTCCGTAATGGCTAGATGCAACGACTTTATCGCCGTTGTCCATGCCAATGAATGTCAACAAGCGTTTACGTGAGAACCTAGCACTGTCATCCTGATCGCTCTGGTGTTGCCAGTGTTTGACATTAAGATACGCAAGATCAAGCATTGGAGGCACTGCGCACATGTAGCCCATTTTTCGCCCGTAGAACGGTACGAATGGGATCACATCTAGCGTCGTAGTGCCTTGGTCAATTAATTCATATCCATCTTTTGCTTTTTCAAATAACCGATAAGCACCGGGTGTAAGCACTCGAACGCGCTCTACTTCTTTGTAGCCGTATTCGCCGTCATCTTGTTCTGCGGTTTCCATCAATCGAAGCTGGGTCAACATCATCACGCCATTAACGCGCATGCTTTTCCAGCCCAATATTTGATCGTGCTTAATGTGTACGAGATATGGCCTTGCGCCTAGGATTCGCTCATCGGCTAATGTTCTGACCTGTCCCTCTGTTTTTGGGAAGTCAACCAGCACACCAGATAAGCCATAACCCAGCGCATCATTCATCACCTCTGCGGAGAAACTGTGCAGGTTGTTGCCCTGCATATCGCAATCTTGAAAGCCATCTAATATGACTTGAGGAACATCCTCGCTGAACGTGATTGGCTTGCTAAAAGGCTTGCCTGTCATCACTTGCACTGTGCGCTTAAACACAGGCAGCAGAGTTGCTGTGCAGCGTCTATATTCCCAGTCCTCTTGTGACTCGCGGCTTTCCCTTGGCAGATAAGTAGCGCCAGCGTCTCTCATAGTCGCAGTACCGCCCATTAAAGCGGCGATAACAGGCCAATAGACCGCCATCTTTGCAACTTCGGGGCTTTGATCTTGTACTTTTAACATGAGATATTTTTTAGTTCTTATTCAGCGGAATTTCTATCTAACAACGATCTTACGAGCGCAGCAAAGAAATGAACAGGCAAGTAGACCCAATACAAAAACCACATTAGCTCAGTAGCCTTAACCATCACTAAGATTTGATAAATTAGGTAGAGCCAAATAGGCAGGCTTATAAAAACCTGAAAGAGCGCGGCAATAGTTTTCATAAAATTTATTTACATTCTGAATGAATTTGCGGTGGCGATGCGCTTAACAATCGGGTAACGGTAGACTGTCATATAGCCCGCTGCGTCTAATACGTGATCTAACCCGCCCGACTTATCAGGTTCGCCATGTTTGTCATACGCTTGCTTTTCCAGCGATTCAACAAGGTTAGGGCACTTTTCAGGGTTCACGCGATATCTGCGCTTTTCCTGACTGTGAATCATCGCGTTAAACGACAACACACGATCTTTTACCGCAGGGTTTGAAGCATTCACCAACACTCTAAACCCAGCGGCGCGAAGCAAAGACAAGTCTGATTCGCTTGCGTTGTTGCTTTTCCTATTGTTACCTGATGCATCAGGATAGATCAATATTGGATGGCCGGGGAAGTCACGCTTAATCAAAGCAATCATTGCCGGCGTATCGAATACGTCAGTAAACTCATGTACAGCATGAGGGTCATCACCGCGCAGTACATGCACTACAGAAGCGCCGTGCGCTACGTTGAAGTCCATACCAATATGCAGAGCTTCACCTGATTGCA